CGTGCGCCGGCGTAGCTGCGGATCACGTTGGTTTTCGCTTCGGAGATCGCATCCTCGAACATGGCCTTTTGCTCTATCGATTTATCGAAGTCGGTCCAGGGTTTTTTTGCTATGCCAAATAGCCGGGCCTTTGCGCCTCGGGAAATCTGGTCGTGGTACCGATTGAAAATCTCAGTTTCTATTCCGACCGCGGCCCGCGTTGGCGCGATCACCACCTTCGCGGTAAGGCCATCGCCGCTTGAGGGGCCAGTCGGCGTTGGGACCACGATCAACTTTCCTGGCGTATCCTGGACAAAATACACCGGCGGTCCATCGGCGCGCATGTAATCGCCGTACAGGTCCGAGAGTTCATTGCGAGTCTTCGGAAGGAGCGGCTTCTTGTCGAGCCACACCTGCTGCACGCGCGCGACCGTGCTGACAGCAGACTGGATATTCGTCGCCGCGGTCCCGTTCAGCGTCCAGGTTTCGCTGGTCACCATCCTGGCGGTAGCACCAGGGGCGACAGCGCCAGCGGTGAAGCGTGAAGGATCAAAGTCCACAACTACCGGGCCACCGATGCCGTTGCGCACGGTGGCGCGGTAGACTCTACCGGCCCAAGGATAGGCTGCCCCCGCGTTTATTCCAACGTACAAGAGATCGGGGTTGTCGAAAATGGCCCCTGGCGTTGAGGGCACCGTCGCGCCGAGTTGCACCCATGTTGCGCCGTCCCAGGTGTAGAACTTGATGTTGCCCGTTGCTGCGCTGCGCGTGACCTTGACCTTGTGGCGGGTCGCCCCCTCGTGAGACCAAGGCAGGATGACAGTAGAGTTATAACCAACGCCATTCAAGAGCAGCATAAGAAGTGGTGAAGTTCCTGCTGCACTAACAGCCGTAACTGCAAACCAGTAGCTGTCCTGAAACCCCTTGCTGATCAGTGTCGCGTTACCAGGAAGTGTCGCCGCTTTCCAATCGACCGCCGGCGATCCATCCCACTCCAGCTCGATGTCGCCGGTGACGCTGTTCGGCACGCTATCCGACGTGCTCGCAGAGTTGCCCGTGGTACCGGGGAGCACCAAATGTACGGCATCATCTTCCCGTCCGGGCAACGGATAAATATTTTTTGCCGCCTCAATCAATATCGGCCCTTGGTCAGCCAGCCATACCCAAGAGCGTTCGCAGAACTCGATTGCCGCGAGCTTGACGTGATGCTGCGCGAAAGCCGGCAAGACCCCAGGGATTTCCGAGAGCACATCGTCGTTAAAATCTGACCACAGCGTTGTTGCCATATCACATCCCTGGCCAGAAAGTGTTGTGCTTGGCCCTATTCGCCAGCACCGTGATAACTTGCAGATTGCCCTCCCAATGCAGTCCGCTTACAGTTCGTCCGCGCAATGGCACAATATGATCAACACAATGACCAATGCCTGTCTCCAGAGATAAGCGCCTGGCGTCTTCGTAAAGCGTTCGTATTTTCTCGTGGTCTGCCCATCTAGGAGTAGCGAGAATTTTCGTCGCGTCGCGTGCGGCAATGTTTGCCGCGACGCGCGCTGCGTTATCCTTGGCCCACTGGCGGGAGTTGGCGCGAGATTTCTTCCGGTTCTTGACGTACCAACGGAACGAACGTGCTTTCTGCATAACGCGGACACGTTCTGCGTTGTCGGCGAGCCACTTTGCATGTGAAACCACGTGCTTGGCCATGTTTTCAGGCACGGCGCGCCACGCGCGCGACTTTCCACGATATTTCTCAGGATTGGCAGCGTACCGCAACCTGGCTAATTCGCTGGTGCAGTCCTTGCAACAATAGGCGAGTCGCGTAGCAGATTTCCGGTCTGGAGAAAACCCCGCTTGATTAGGCGTTCGCTTGCAGCGGCGACAGTAGTGATTCATCAGCCGGCCTCCGCCTCGAATAGAGCGAAGAACGCCTGCGCAGAACCGGCATTGGCCGACTCATCGTCTTTCGATTGCGCGCGTGCTGTCACCCAATCCTGGAGCGCTGGCGCATAGTCTTCGAGCAGGGGAAAAGTCGAGCCCAGGGCGAGCGTCTCCGCTGAGAAGGAGGCAATCGCCCCGAAGAACAAATCTGGACGCTTCTGGTGGAGGATCTGCAGCCCGCCCTTCGCATAAGCGAGCAATATCGCGTCGGGGTCTCGTCGGTTTGCGTCTACCGGATCGGCATCATTCAGCGGCAGGCGAGCACGATCGACGATGTTTTGCATGGTGAGTGGCATGACTCACCCGCTTCTATGCGGTCTGCGTCGCTTCTGCGTCCAGGGCCTCGAGCTGCGCGACGAGCTTGTCCGTCGGCGTTGTGCCGTGCGGCGCTTTGCCGGTGAACTTCGGATGCCCGGCGATTCGCTTGATAAGGTCGGGCTTCTTCAGGTTCGAGTAGCCACCGGGTTTCGACGCAGACTTGCTGCCGTTCTTTGTTGCGGCAGGCCTGGCCTTCGCAGTCGGCTGAGCAACAACGCTGTCGTGGACCTCGTAGCCCTCGGGGATTGCGAGTAGCGTGGCGATGTCCTCTTTTTCGGAAACGTCGCAGACGTGCTCCAGATCCGGATCGCTCAACGCGCCCAACAGTTCCGGGCCCTTGAGCCCGGCGGCTTCGCGCGGAATGAACTTGTAGATGCGCCGGCCTTTGCCCTTGCCGAGTTCGACAGTGGTGCCGCCTGTGCGAAAGATCTTGCATCGTATCAGCATGGTGGTTGTTCTCCGATCGGTTGAAGAAAGGCGAAAAACAAGAGGGCCGAAGCCCTCTTGTTCTCCTTGCTGCTAGTTGCCGTGGTACGCGGCGCGATAGCTGAGCTTCATGCCCACTACCGCGTTGGCCGCTGCCGCGGCGTTGCCCGCCGCGATGACGACCAGCCCGATCGAGCGCTCCGCTACGTCGACCGCGATCCGCGCGAAAGCGGTGACGACCGCCGCCGTCTGCGCCCGGCGCTCGGTGAAGGCTGGCGCCTGGCCGAACGTCGAGGCCGTGAGCCACTTACCACCGTTTGCCGCGGCCGCCGACACTGCGCCGGCAACGATCACCCCGAGGTCCAGCGTCAGCGTCGCCACGCCGGTATCCAGGTCGTCGTTATCGATCTCCCAATCGATCGGAATTGCTCCGGCCGGCAGTTTGGCCAACGGAATCGTGTCGTTTGCCGCACCCGTACCGTTGACGATTGCGGTGCAGCGCAACGACACGACTTCCGACCCGTTCGGATCGGGAATCGGCTTGCGACCGACCGCGTGGAGGTTGAGAGTAACTGCGAAAGGCATGGTCTATTCTCCTGAAGAAGTTGAAGGGAATCGGGGCCCGCCCGAAGGCGAGCCCCACCTGTCCCCGTTTGGGTTACGGGTTCGGGTCCGCCGCGGCGGTGTCGAGAGCGATCACACCGAAGTCGCGGCTAACGGCCTCGATGGTAAACGCGGTCTTCTTCACGCCGAAGATACTGGCGGTCGTGATGACCGCCTGGTTGCCCCGGTCCTCCGATTCTTCGGTCCAGTCGAATCGAAGACCCGTGCCCGGTGATCCAAAGGAGACCACCCCGGCCTGGCGACCGAGGAAAAGAGCACGCGCGGCAAGCACGTTCGCGCCGGCGCCGTAGTCGCTGAACCGGATCACGCCCTTGTGCTTCTGGAGAATCGTGTCGGCATACATCCCCATCGCACCTTTGAACATCGGGCTGTTGTTGCCCTCCGCCCCCGCAGCCGCCTTCTGAACGTCGAGCCACTGGCCGGTCGACGAGTTGGTGCGCACGTCGAATGCTTGCCAGGGGTGCATGACGATCACGTACCGGCCCTCGCCGTCGATCTCGCACGGCTCGATGGCAGGGATGCCCTCGATGCCGCCACCCATCGTTTCCGCCTGGGTTTGCGCGCGCTCGACCAACGTGAGGTTGAACTTGTCGCCGACCACCAGCGTCGCCTTCGAGGTCGCCGCACCACCGAACAGGATGTGCTCGGTGTCCGGGGCCACGAAGCCGTTGTTGGCAAAGCCGGGGTAGCTCGTCGGGTAGATGTAGTCCGAGTTGATGCCCCGGGCCCCCGACAGGTACATGAAGAACAGCTCGTCGAAGATGCGAGCCCACCACTCGGACTGACGCACCCGGGCGATCTTGCGCAGATCGTGGATGGTGCGCTTGCGGGTCATCCGCCCGCCGGTATTTACACCGCCGCGTGCTTGGTCGATGAAGATCTGGTCCGTGTAGAACTTGAGGTCTTCTTCCTTGCCTCGCAGGGTGTTGTCGCCTTCGATCGGCTGCATCTTGAGTTGCAGCACGAGATCGTAGGTGATCTGCTCGCCGGCGTCGTTCTCCAGATTCGTGAGAAGCTGGAGCGGCGTCTGAGCAGTCTCGCCCCGGGCCATGAACTTCTTGCTGAAATAGGACTTGCGCCCTACGTCAACGGCCAGGAAACCGGAGTATTTCTTTACCGCTTTCGCATCATTGAGGCCTACGATCGTCTTCAAAGTAAGTGCTCCTTAAAAATTGAGCACTTCCTATGCTCGGTCCTTGCGAAATGCAGACCGTTTCCGGTCTGCCATTTGCGCGCAGCGGACTGCCAAATCATCTGCGCTGTGAGGCCGTGCTCTTTGCAGAACACAGCGACATTTTCGATCTCGACGCGCCTTCCATCGGGGAAGATCGCGGTGTAGTCCCACTTTTGGGCACGCTGATTTCCAGTGTGCGCTCTGGACATCTTCGCCTTCGTTTCGTCCGAAGCCTTGCGACCACGTAAAGCTGCGGCGTGAGCCGCGCGCCACTCCGGCCCGTGGCCTTTGCCTTTGTTCGATGCACTGATGCGCGCGCGCGTTTCTTCCGACGTGTTGATACGCCCCTGCCCGCCGTGCTTCATGTTCAGGAGCGGGATGCCGCGCCAGTGCGCACGAGCGATCCAATATTTCTCGCGCGCTGCGGACTCGGCGGGCGTGCATCCCTCGATGACGATCAGGTCCGGCCTGAGACCGGAAGCGCGAAGCTTGCGTATCCACTCGTCCTTCGGTGAATTATCGAACCTGCACTGCTTGAAATGATTGCGATCGCGCTGGCGCACATCGAGCGCCTTGCCGATGTAGCGCAGTTGATGCGAGCGAGGATCGATGAGGGCGTAAACGGAGGCCGTGGCTGCCTGAGAGGCTGGCCCTTCCGTTCTGGCGCATACGTTCATCGAAAATGCTCCTCGGTTTCTCAACCAAAGGTGCACTTCCTATGCACCACCATCCCGGCGGGAGACTTCCCCCGGCGGGGTCGCGGCTCTACGTCCGCGATTCTACGCCTGTTCCAAAAGAAAAGGTGACTTCACCCGTACAGGTTCAATCGCCACGCCCTTCTCCGACGAGAAATGCAGGCTCAGGCGCCGCCCGCTTTTCTGATTCGCCGTGACAATCACCCGCCCCGAGTCGATCGAAACCCGATCGCCGACCTCGAGGTTGATGAGAAGGGATTCGCGTGGTTCTTCCAAAGTCTGTTTACCTCGCGCGCAGATACTTTTCCTGTTTTGCCGGCGACATCCGCGCCAGCGCGTCCTCGTATTCCTGGCCCACCAGCTTATCCAGGTTGACGAATTCAGCGTCTCCGCCGGCGGCATCCTCGCCGTCTTCCTCACCCCCGGATCCCGGAATCTTGCCGAGGTCCGGTACCAGGGCGAGCTTGGGCGTGCGGCCGGGCACCTTCTTGCCTTTGTCGCCAGCCGCGGCGCTCTTGTCGTCCGCCGCGGGCTTCTTCGCAACGAGCCCCAGGTCTGCCTTGACCAACTTGTGAGCTTCGCGCAGGAACCACGCCTCGCTCTTGTCTTGGTTTGCGTCCACCACTGCCAAGCCCTTGAGCGCGTCATCGAAGGCAACGTTCAGCGCCCGCTTGCTGTAGTCGATTCCTTCCTTCGCCTTGACAATCGTAAAGAAGTCTTCAATGTCGCCCATCCACTCAGCCTTGCCGGTGTTATCGTTGTGCTCCGTCGCCAGGTCCGCCCTGAGCTTGGCCTCGCGCAGTTCGGCACGCTTGGCGTTGAGTTCGCGTTCCTTCTTGAGCAGGTCCTCGACGGCAAGGTCGCCCTCCTTGTATTTCGCCAGCGTCGCGTCGTAGTCGTCATCGAGCGCCTTCATCTTCTCGTCGAACTTCTCCACCGGCTTGACGTTGAGGCGCGCCATGCGCGGGCGCAGGGGCACGTCGATATCGTCTTCGCCCTCCTCTTCGCCCTCCTCTTCGGCGTCAGCCTTGGCGGCGCCCTTCTTTTTGTCTTTTCCTTCGTCCTCGCCTTCACCCTCGGCGTCGCCTTCGGCCTCGCCTTCACCTTCGGTCTCGCCTTCTCCTTCGCCTTCGGCGTCAGCGGCGGCCGCGGTCTTCTTCTTTTTGCTCTCCGGATCGGCGTCCTTCGCCTTCTTCTTGTCCTTGGCTTTGGGCTCGTCCCCCTCGCCCTCCTCGCCCTCACCGGCGCCTTCTTCACTTTCTGCGGCAATCTCGCGCAGATTCTCGGCGTCGTCGTCTTCTTCCTCGATTGCCGCGCGCTCCTCTGCCGACAGGCCCTCAAGTTCTTCCTCGGATACGCCGTGCGTCGTCTTCGTTTGTTTCAGCGCGGCCTTTTCCTCGGGGGTGAGATCCTCGTCTTTGTCGGTGCCCTTGTCGCTACCCTTGTCCTTCGCCATGTGCCACCTCCGGTTGAAAACCCGGTTTAAACCGGGTTGTTGGATCAGTACTCGTCGCGATCGCCAGCGGCGATCTTCGCCATCTCCGCGACCTTGTCCTTGGCCATCGCTTGCGCCGCCTTAAAGCGAGCCTTGTCCTTGCGGATGACGCACGCATCCAGCAGCGTCCGAAGATCGGATTCCGCCTGCCACTTCTTGTCGCTCACCATGCCGATGCCTGCCACCCGCGATTTCTTGGCCATCTAAACCTCCGTTGTGGTTAGTCGTCGTCATCTGCGGCCGCTACGGCCATCAGTACCAGCAGTTCCATTTCCTCAACTTCAGCGATCGCTGCGCGCATCGCGTTGTGCCGCTCGACCTCGTCAGCCGCGTCATCCAAGACCTTGCGCGTGAGTATCCAGTCGAGGTCGATCTTGAGCAGCGGCGAAAGAACCGGGGCCAGTTCTGTTACAGCAGCCGGCGCAAGCGGTTCTGGAGAGATCCTATCCAGACTCTCCTCGGGATCCGCGCCCGGCTTGCGCTTCGCCTGGGCGTGGCGCCGCAGCTCGAGTACTTCCCAAGCCTTGACCACGTCCTCGTAGGAAACGTCATCGCCTAGGCGATGGCGCTTGCGGTGCCCGCGGTAGACGAGCTCGGGCTCGACTTGGCCGCCGGACACGGTCCCGGACGCCGAGGCGGTATCCCGCCCATCGGTCGCAGCGATCGTGCCCGAGATGTTGTCGCCGACGACGCCGCTCGCAATCGCTGTGTCGCGTCCGTCGGTAACCGCGACGGTCCCGGTGGCGATCACCGCACCACTTGCCGCGCCTGTGTCGCGGCCATCAACTGCGTCGATCAGGCCCGATACGATTACAAGCCCAGACCCAGCCGCCGTGTCGCGTCCATCTGTTGCGGCGATCGTGCCGGAGATCGGTGCTTCTAAAAGGCCGCGACTTGCGCGCGGCGGAAACGGCTGGCGCCTACCGAAACGAGCCATCTAACCCCTAGACCACTTCACCGAGCAAAGCACATTCACATTTGCCGAGACGTTGATTCTCACAAAGAATGAATCGGCGGCGTCCCCTGGCGATTCATTCTCCAACCCAAGGGGATTCTGGAGAATCAAGATGCCCATGAACTGCGGAACGAAAATATGATCGTGAACTGTATAGGTCGTCCCTTCCGCTGAGTGGTTTTGCGTGACGGTCAACCCGTGCGCTTGTGCCCGACCTTTAATTTGCGTAGTAACAGCCGTTCCACTCCCGGTCCCTGCGGTAGTTTCGTCCGATGTTCCCCAATCCACCGTCGCTGGCACGGCGGAGCTTGTCACGCCGTCCATCGACAACTTCAGCTCGTGGACCTTGATGTTGAAGCCCGATGGAGTAACGAGCTTTAGAACAGTTTTCGCCCCAGCCGTGGCAGCGAAAACGGTATTTCTCGTAACGTATACGGCATCCATTTCTTCGTCTCCTACCAAGAAGCCGCGTGCCTCACGGCCTCGCGGGTAATTGTAGGTGGCGGCGGCATAACAACGGCCACCGCTTGGTCCCCCATCGTGTACCACTGATACTCACGCGCAACCGTGTCGATGTCATTCCACGAAAGGCGGAAGTTGTTGCCGCTGAACGAGCCATCGGCCTCCGACTGCAACACAGCGTTGACGAGATAGTTCTTGATGACCTTAGACTCGGAGTGGAAGCTATCACTGATTGAGGTTGCCGCAGCGTCGTCATCCATGATGCCTGCGGCGCGCTCGTTCGTTCCGTCAGTCGCCCCCATCGAGAGTGCGCCAAGGTCCGCACTGCTGACGTCCACTGCCGTCGCAGCCACGAGGTTCCACCCCATAATCCAGCCGAGCTTGGGAACCGAGCCGTGGTTCAGGTCTTGCACCACCGGTAGCCCGCCCGCAGTGGGCACGGTGCCGTTGCCAGTGGTGGAGGTAAACGTTCCTTTGAGCGCGAGGCCGACGCAATCGATCGCGCCAGTCAGCTGAACAGGGTAGTCGAGTTGATACCCATCTGTCGGCCAGTTCGCGATCGTGGTGCTTAGTGTTGCGTCACCCTGTGACGCGCCCGTGCCACCAGAAGCGGAGAAGTTCCGCAGGATCATGTCGCTGCGCTGCGACATGGTCACAAACATCGTAGTGTTGCCGTCGCGCGTACCGTAGTAAATGCACCGACCCGCCTCGCCCTTCTTGGCGAATCCGTAGCACATCTCCCCGGAGGCGGCGACAGTGTTATGCACTCCCCCACCGGTCGTCAGCTCGATAAAATCAGGCTGCCCGAATCCTGCGGCTACAGTAATATCCTCACTAGCCACTGCCGCCGACGCCGTGAACGAGTGAACGAGCGCGTCGGTGACCTCTGAGCCGCCCCAAATCTTGTAGTTCAGCCGCACCGAGGCGGTGCCGTGCAAATTGACCCAGTTGACTACCACCTCAGAAACCGCCCCGGTCTGCATGGACACCAGATCGAGTTCCAGATCACGCGCGCCGGGAGCCGCCGCCGTGTGAAGTACGGCCAATGCGTTGTTGAAGCTCTCTCCACAGGTGTCGCCCGTCGCTGCAGCGTCCCGTGCATCAGTTGCTACGCCACCTTGCTGCACCACCGCGCCGCGATAGGTGCCAAAGCCAATCGTGAACTGCGCGTGAACCTTGGTGCCGTCCGCCGTGTGCCCGACGCCCCAGACCTTAATTGCCTTCGGGTCGAAGTTGGCGGGCAGGCTGATCGTCTGGTTGCCCGTAGCCCCGGGCTGCACCAGATGGCCGACGGCGATGTTAAGGGCCACGAGCAAAGCTCCGAATAAGTTCATGTGCCAAGGCGTGCCTGCACCGCTTGCGGCGTGCCGTAGGGCGGAGCCAGTACCTCCGCAAGCATGAGCACGTCGTCAATCTCCTTCGCGCGTCCGAGCTTTAAGAGCAGCGTTAGCTGCGATGTCACGGTAGCGAGCAGCGTCTGCGCCTCCGTTACCTCACCTGGTGTCAACGGCGCGCCGGAGACTGAGTTAACTGCCGCTTGAGCCTGTGTGCCGGTTAACTGACCCCGGGCAAACTCTGCGAGGATCGCTGAGAACTGATGCACGGGAATCTTGAAATCCTCCGCGCCCATCAACCGACCGTAGAGGCTCATGGTTTCACGCGCTCCCCTCGGTGTACACCTTGCTGGTGCAAGACACCTGCTGGCCGACGCTGATGCTGGTCGAGTTCAGGTTCAGGTCCGAGCCGGCCGTGCCGACCGAGCCGTCCACGCAGCACGTGCCGGTCGAATCCACGTCCCGATACCAAGTCGCGGTCCCGGTGGCGTTCGCGCTTGCGTCCGCGGTGATCGCGCTGAAGGTGAGCACGCCGCTCGCGGGCGCCCCGGCGCATGGATCGGAGTGTGTCAGTTCGGCCAGAAGCGTGGTCGCCGCGCCGCAGGTCGCCGGCCGCGCGCCGTCGAAGATGCGCATGAGCCCCGCGCCGGCGCCGCCGTCAATCGCGTCCCGGACCTGCACCATGCGGTTGTTGCGCACCGTGGTCGAGTAGGCAATCGCCATCAGGACGAGGTCGAACAGCTTCCCGGCGATCGCGTAGCCCAGGCCAACCAGCATCCCGAAGGGCCCGCCCAGGGCCAGAGCGTACCCGCGCTCCCACTTCGTTGCGACTGTGGCGTCGATGTTCTTCGGCTCCTTGATCTTGATGGCCGAGGACTTCAGCCGCCCGCGAATGCGATCCACAGCGCCGAAGTCCTTCGCCAAACGGGCGGCGTCGAACGCCACGACCAGGGCCGCTACGTCCTCATCGGTGAGCGGTTCCAGGACCACCGCGCGCCGGAAGTTCTGCATCTGATCGAGCACCCACGTCTGCGCCGCGGTATCGGCTTTGTCGCGGGTTTCCGTTACTCCGATCGTCTCGAAGACCACATGAACGGCCTTCGGGCTCGCCTCGTAGATCCTCGCGCACTCGGCGCGGAAGGCATCCTGCCGGACGCGCTCGGCTGCTTGTAGGCGGGCACGATTGCCAGGCGGTGTGTCCGGGATCGTGTTGTAAGCCAGTTCCCGCATGAGATGCGCGTCCGAGGGGTACGCAAGCCTGGGCACATCCGGGCGATCGACCGTGCGCGTGCCCTTGTACTCCCACGCAACTGGCTCGTAGCTCAATATCTGCGCCGCCCACCGATACCCTTCCTTGTCGTCGCCGGCGACCTGGATCGCCCAATAGGCCGAGTAGTCCTGGCGCGGGTAGTCGTAGATGCTGATGAGCGCAACCTTGCGTGGGCGTTTCATGCCGCTCCTTTCGGCGCCGCCGCAGGTTCAATGCGGATGGACACCTTCTTGCCGTTGATCGTCGCCGTGGCCACCTTCGCCACTGGCTTCTTCGCCGCGCTCTGTTCGAGTGCCTTACCAATCTTCTCCAGGGCCTTCATCATCTGCGAATCGGCCACCGTCTTGCCGCTGGAATCGACGATGACGGTCGTGGGCTGCGCCGCTTCTCCGCCCTCCTTGCCACCCTCGGTAGTCACCTTGAGCCGGGTGGCGAGTTCCTTCAGCTTGTCCTCGAGGCCGCGCACCAGCGCATCGACCTGCTTCATCACCGCCTCATTGGCAACGCTCGCCTCCGCATTGCCACGCTCGATCTCCACCTTGGCGTCGGCGTTGATCTTGGCTACTGCCTTGTCGGTCGCGGCCTTGGTGTTGATTTCGTCCTTGCGATCGGCGAGCTTGACCAGCAGCTCGTTGATCTTGCGCATCGCGGTCTCGAGGGCTTCCGCGCCGGCGCGCTCGACTTCGGCCATGCGCCGCTGGAACTCGGCGTTCGCCTCGGAATCGGCGCCGGTGAGTAGGTTCTGAGCTTCCGCGTCGATCTTGTTGGCCTCGGCCGTGATCTTCTCTGCGTCCGCGGTGAGCTTCTTGATGGTGGCGCCCTTCTCGCCAAGCTCGAGCTGCATCGCCATATCGGCCGCTTGGGCCTGTCGCTGTGCCTGCGCCTGGCGCTGCTGCAGGGCCTGCTGTTCCTCCGGCGAGAGCTTTTCCTCGTCGCCCGGCTCCACGATGCCGAGCATCCGCTTGACCTCGTCGGCCATCTCGTCCTTGTTCGGCAGATCCGAGAACTCCAGAGCCATGCGCAGCAGGCGCAGCGCGTACTCCGGGTTGATCGCCGCCACTTTGCCGATCAGGTCGAGCATCGACTCGAACATCGCCTGGCGCGTGCTCTGCGCGAAGTCCTGCTCGTCGACGTGGAAGTCCGCCTGCGATGCCGTGATGTCGTTCAGGTACCGGACCGTGCCATCCGGATCGACCACCGGCTGATTGACGCGAATCAGTTCGGGCGGACGGCGCGAACCCGTCCCGCCGGTGATGCGGAAGGTCCGATCCTCGGTCAAATACTGCTCGGCGAGCGAGAGGCGAATCGCGCCCTGGCTCTGCACCGCCAGGCGTAGGTTCGAGAAAATCTCGGCCGTGACGATGGTGCCGCCGAGCTGTCGCGCCCGAATGGCCTCGCCCGACTCGGCGTTGCTCTCGATCCCGCGATTCTCCGCAGTCACCCCGCCGGCGTTGCGGATCATCTGCACGTCGCGGTCCATGAGCTGCATGTGCCCGAGGGCAAGCTCGGCGTGGCTTTGAATGACGAACTCCGAGCCCTTCTTCTTGATGATGTAGGCGTCGGGGTGGCTGACTTCCTCGCGCGCCTCGTCATGGTCCTCGACTGCGTCCCGATCCGCAATCACGCGGTTGGTCGAAAGCAGGAACAGCGTCTTGGACGCCCGCTTGTTCAGGTCGTCTTGGGGGTCGCGGATCCGGCGCATGACGCCGTAAGGCATCCGGTCGCGCCCGCGCCGGTAGCACCACAGCGGCGTGAAGCCGAAGCGGTTGTGCCGGAACGGGCTCACGATGTTGGCGAGGAGTCCCTTCTCGGTGCGCAGCCCCATCCACACACGCAGTTCCGTCTGCTCGCGGACCTGGAGCTGGCCGTGCCGGTAGGCGTCCACCATTTCGCGGTTGCGATGGTCGAACCGCATCCCTTCCCAGGGCCCGCCGCCAGGCGCCACATAGAAGCAGCGCGTAGGCATCCGGTAGCGCGTCTCGATGATCTTCACGCGCTCGCGCCGGTTGTCCACCATCCCTGTCTCGGTAAGGAAACCGCGCCAAGTGAGATCCCCGTAGTCCCTGGAGGTGAACCTCTTGCCGATGTACCAGAAGTCCTCGGCTTCCTCCTCGTCGAGCGCGAGCAAGCTGCTCGCAGAGACCGCTTCCTCAATCAGCCAAGCGCGGTCTTTGAACATCATCCGGCCGATATCGGCGTCGATGTACTTCACCCGGTGGACGTAGCGCCAATCCTCATCGGTGAGCGTCGTGCCGAAGGAGTCGTGCCACATATGCCGCCAGGACTGATAGCGGTTAAAGATCACTTCTTCGTCGGGTTGGTTTCGCACCCCATCCTCAACCCACCCCAGGCCAGCCTTGACGCAGTCACCGAAGGCCGTGGAGCGGTTGAACGTCACTGTGTTGACGTCGTTCAGGTACTTCAGAATCTTCGTCTTGACATCAGCGGACTCTACATCGTCGTCTGCACGCGGGAATACCTTGAAATCGACCCGGGTGCGGCGCTCGGTTCCGAGAACCCAGTCGATCGTGGCGGCCGACTCGTTGTACACGAGCGGCGCCTGGCCGCGGTTTATCAGGTCCTCGGCCTCATCCTGCTTCCACTGGTTCTGATCGTAGTAGTCGGCGTCGATCGCCTGCTGGTAGCGGTTGTCGGCCTGGCGCTCGCGCTCCTGCTCGAACCAGCTCTTGAGCCGGTTGAAGCGTTTCTGATTGCGCTCGCTGTCCAGCTCGTGTTGTTTGCCCTTTGACCCACCGGCGTCGGCGATTTCTTTCGCGCGATCGTCGTCGTCGAGCATCTGATCCAGGGCCTTGAGCTTCTTCTCCCCCTTGACCAGACGCAGGGCGGCGGGCATCAGTGCGCTCCCAACACAACTAGTTCGCCCGAACGGATAGCAGTTTTAATGAGGTCGATCAGACGGGCCTCTGACCACCGTATTTCTGGAGTTGTGCTCTTGATGATGGCTATTGCCCCTTCCACGATCTCGACATCATTCAAGGGGCCGAGATTTTCATAGCGCAGAACCCTCAACTCTCTGAGCAATCGCAGCCTCACCGTCCATTGCCCGTCGCGCCATATTTTCAGGGATGGCAGCATGGGAGGAGATGAGGCTTTTTGTTTAAGCCGAAACTTCCTCCCTCGACCTTTTAACCCAGGGTATTGATACGGCCGATGAGCTGGAATCTCGAATGATTCTCCGACCCACGCGGCTAGTGGCGATCGGTAGCCCATCAGTGCAACCGCTCCGATTCAGGCCCGGTCGTAATTTCCCCCTCGACGATCTTCGAGCCGCCCTGAAAGAGCGTGGCTACGCCGAGCGGTGGCGAGGTGTCCTTCTTCGGACGCTCCTCGGGCATCTTCACCAGGTCCTCGAGGCCATCGAGGATGATCTCGACGATGTGCTTGCAGGTCTCCCGGCCGGCGTCCATGCCCATCACCTGCGCGGCGATCACCGCCTGCTGGATGCAGTACGCGGTTGGGTAGCCGGTGTTCTTCGCGTACTTGTAGGCATGCGACAGGCCGATGCAATAGGGCACGCAGCCCAGGGGCTTGCGCTCCGGCCACATCACCATCGCCGGTTCGGCGTTGACCCAGTGGTAGGCGACGACGATGTCGCCCTGGCGCCGAATCTTCCAGGCATTGGGACCGCCGACGATCAGGCCCATGTTCAATTAATGACCGAAGCGGCGATCGTCGCAGTGACCGCCGGGGTGGTGCCGCCGATTACGGTGATGACGCGCCATTCCCGAGGTAGTACATCATTCGCCGCTAGGTTGGCGATGACCGTGAGACCCGGATAAACGCGCAGCACCGTGGTAGCCACTACGGCCAAGGCGACGGATGCGGTGATTGCCGTGATATCAATCGTCAGGTGCAGACCGCGACCGTTGTAATTGACCTGATCGGCTCCGTTGGAACCCACCGCTGCAGCTACAAGCGCCGCGATCGGGGTGAGGCTCATGTTGTTGCGCACACGGTCGTATGTCGCGCCGTTGAACGCAAAGTGGGTCACGGCTAGGTTCCCATCCATCTCGCCACGAGGGACTGCGCCATCGCTTGTATCGCGGTGTTTTTCCATCGGTTACTCTCCTTGAGAATTCCAAGCGTTCACGCGGCGCCGGCGCCCATGCGGGCGTGCCCCACCCCACCGATACGCGCGCGATCCCTGACGCTCCCACGCGAGCAGCCGATCGACCGGCGCGTAGTCCAGAGCGACCACACGCCTGGCATACGACGTGAAGAACGCATACGGGTCGAAGCCCGTGTCGTGTTGCTTCGGGATCGGTGTTGGCGCCAGATCGGGCCGCAGCGAGACCCGTGGTGCAGCTCGAGGTAGCGCAGCAGCAATCACGGCCGCGAACACCGCGCGCATCTTGGCTCGGTTGAACAGGCTCATGCGTTCCCCTTCATCAGTGCGGCTTGGGCGGTTCGAGCGGCATCGAGCGCAGGCCATCGACGTTCGCCATGACCACGTCGCACACCAGGTTGATCGTGTGCACCGTGTCGTCCAGGCCCATGCGCAGCGCGGCCTTGCGGGCAACCTCGGTGAGCGCCGGCAGCGGCGCGCCGAAGGCCCCGACATACCGGTCCAGCCTCGAAAGCGGGATCACGTACCCGCGTCCGCCCAGAACCGGCGGGTAGGCCATGAGAAACATCGCCGGCTCGACGAAGTGCGCAAAGCCGACGGGCGCCCACTCGAGGGCACACACCACGTTGCCCTTCTTGTTCGCGGAGTACGGGTCCTGGAGGTTCGGCATCCGCGGCTTCGGCGCCGCGACTTCAGGCTGCATTGCTGTCCACGACAACTCTCCCAAGATCACTAGGCTCCATCACTTCCTCCATGAAAAAGCCCCCGCACAATGCGAGGGCTCGAATGGGTCGGGCTTGGCTGCGAGATTCGTTGGCCCGGTTTCTCAGGATCGGGGACGCCGCCCGGCGTCGAAGCCTCGCGGCCTTGCCCCTATTCGGTCGGCTCTGCCTCGGGCTTGGGCTTCTTCAACCCCATCAGCTCGCGGCAATGCGTGTTGAGCTTCACGTCTTCGTCGTGGTCGATCTCGAAGTCGTCCACGCCGGCGCGCTTGGCCAGATTCTTCAGGGTGCGTGCCGCCGCCTCCTGCGAATTCGCGCAGCGCGCCGTGTCGCTCACGTTCAGGGGAAACTTAGCTCCGTTGACGACGACCACCGCGGTCTTCATGCGCTGGTTGTGATAGGACGCCTTGTCCTGGGTAAAGCTGATCCGCGCTTCCATCTTATCCTCCATCACACCGTTTTGTAGTTCCGCCGGCGGCTGCGCTTCGAGCTACCGATGGCGTAGTCGCGTTCCTCGTTTCGCCTGGGCGTGGTCCGCGGCGGTTCGAACCCGCGAGCGCCCGTCTCGAGCGCGTCAGCCCCATGCGAGTTATCGTCGTGTGCGGGATGGTCCCGCCAGCACGCTAGCTTTTCGTTCCACTCCTTCTTGTAGCCGTCCAGGCGCTTCATGCCCCCGTCGCAGTTCGTCTTGTCGATCAGGCACGTCGCCAGGAACGCGCGCGTGCTACCGATGCCGTCGTGCCACTTGTTCTCGACGATCGGCACGACCTCCGTGTCCAGGATGCCCATCTCGTTGAGCATTTCCTCGACGGACTTGCCCTGCATCTTGGGCGTCAGGCGCTTGTGCGCGGCATCGTGCGGCAGGTAGAACTTCCCGAGCAGGTAGCGGTGCGCCCGAATCTCGGTGATGTAGTGCTCCAAGCCGAACCCCATGTTTTCGTAGTACCGGATGAGCCGGTTCTCCGGGCCCACCCGCTGATGAAACCAGATCGCCATGAAGTCCCCGCCCAGACCGGCGCCGCCGATGTCCCAGAAGGTGTTGACCGGGATGTTCGGCACCACGGGAATCCGATCCAGGAGGCGCCCCTCCTCGCGCAGCTTGAACATCTCGCGCTTGTAGATCCTGCCCTCGCCCGAAACCTCGAAGGCCTCCTGCGGCGTCGATGGGAATTCAGCCTTCATTTCTTCCCCCTGCGTTCGCGCCTTCTCCACGTACCAAGCCTTTTGCTCGTGGGTAAGCTCGACTTCCATGTCCTCCTCGACCTTGGCGAAGTACGCGCGCTGCTCCTTGGTCCGCTTGATCGTCCTCGCCACTTCGTGCGGCAGGGCGTAGCTCTCGTCGAGGTACCACGGGTAGAAGTGGAACTTGAAGGTAAGCTGCGTGAGCAGCCGCTTCTCCGCCTTGTCCTGCTGCGCGATCTCACACAGTTCGTGAAACAGGCCCTCGCGCCCCTTCGCCGTGCTCTCGACGAATAGGAACTGCCCGGCGTGTACCGTGTTGAACGAGCCCGTGCGGATTTCCTCGGCCTTGGCCGGCGACTCTGCCGCGATCTTCCCGAGCTCGGTCACAAGGAGATACTGCTTCGTCGTGCCGCGCATCGACGTGCCCACCGCGATGCTCGACCCGTTGTCGAACTCCAGCATGTGCGTGGACTCCACCACCGTCTCGCGCGCGCTCCGCAGGCCTGGCGGCAGGTGATCGTAGGCGAACCGCACCTTGTCGCGGAATATCTCCTTCGCCTTGTCGTCGGTGTCCGCGATGATGCCCGCCTGGATGTTCGGGCAGAACAGGCACGCATCCAGCATGAACAGCACGATCAGCGTGGTAAAGCCCAACTGCCGCGCCTTCAGGATGATATTCAGGTACCACATCTCCCCGAGGAAGTTCTCCTGCGTCCAGTTCGGCGTGAACTGGATGGCCGTGCCCTCCTTGTTCTTGATCCAGTACAGGGTGCGAAGCCGGTCCTCCGGATCAGTGAGGGCCCTGACTGCGAGCGACAGGCGCCTCTGACGAAACTCGTGTCCCTGTGCCATCTATGACCCTCAAGCGCGCTCGCGCCGATCGCGGCAAGCCCACGCGCGTCTGCTTTTCGAGCATCGAAAGAATTTCCTCCCACGGGTTGCTCTTGTCGGTCATCTTCATGACGACCGCCGCCAGGCGTGGCGCGTAATACGGCGCGGCCTTCGCGGCCGCTTCAATCCGCAGAAGTTTCTCCACCGTCGTTATGTTCTTGCCGAACACCGCATTCGAACGGCCCTGACACACCGCCAGCAGAATCTCGTGAGGTAGGAGCCCCGTTTGGCTCGCCATCTTGAGCATCCTCTCGCGCTGCTCCTTGGTCCGCTTGTTGAGCGATCCTTTCGGGCGGCCAGCGCCAGGCCTGCGCCCGCCGTTTACTGATTTCATAGTATTTTTTTTTCAATGCCGCGTGGGCATGAGGAACGGCGCCTCGCCGTCTAGCTCGCTGTTGCGCGCGCCGCAGAACGGGCATGACAGCCGCCGGTAATCGGTGCCAAGCAACCGCACAGCGATCCAGCGTTGCGCGCAGCGCAAGCACGCCACGGATTCTTCCAGCCAGGGCAGCGTCTGGTCGCGGATCTCCGTCGGCCCGCGCTCGATGATTCCCTTGTTCATCTGCGGTGGCGGTCGTCGTCCTGGTCGTCCCGATGATGGTCGTCGTTGTCGACTTTATCGTTCCCGTTGTCGGGGCGCGGGATAGGGGTAGGGGCCGGCGCGGGCCGACCTGCTGGCGGCGTGGCGGCTTCGTTGCGGCGCTTGCGCATGTACCACACAACGCCAGCAACCACGAGAAGAAATACGACGAGCCCGACGAATGAACTGAAGGTCATGGATTTGCTCCTCTGCGGTTTAAGTGATACCTCACTTTGGAGGGGGGCGTTTCTTGTTGCGTAACTCGCGTGTGTATGAGGAACGGGACACTAGCGACGCGGGACGTGGCGCTCGAAGTGCGGCACGTCCACGAATTTGTCCCAACTCCCTCCCCACCTATTTAATGGGTTAAGACCTTCCCAGAAATCTCCAAGCGGGCGAAGCGTAACCCGATCCTGCACTAGCTGTCCGTCCTTGAAAAAGTTCAGATCAATCGCGCAGCGCCTGATGTGGTCGCTGTCCATCGTCTTGCTCCGCCCGGTCTCGACATAGATTTGTTGCATCTCGATTGGTCTGGCAAGTTCGCCACCTGTAACCGTGTAACCGAGCTTCGTCGCATAGACGACCAGGCCGCACGCATCGAGGAGGAATGCCGCTTGCTCATTTACCATTGCCACGAGATTTCCCGTTCTTCCACAAGCTGACAGCTTTCTCTATAGTTCTGCCAGCGAAATATGCTGCAAGAATAATCTGGAATGCGCCCTCGAACACGTTGAGCACGTTGCTCTGGAAGGTCTTGCCGACACTGTCGGATATCAAGATCAGCAACAGCAACGCTAGGAAAAAGATCAGCGTCATCGGTCGGATGTTCTTCGAGAGCCATGAGTCGGAACCCATGTCTGCCTTCCAGCGCTCGGTAACTTGGGTGCTGGCGTGTTCCTCCAGGTGCGCCATGATCTCGTCACGCTTTACCGCCGCGGCGAGCAGAATTTCCTCGTGGATCATCTCGGCCTGCTTAAATTCCAAGAGCTTGTCCGAGTTTGCGCCTTTGATCTCGTCGAGCTTGAGCCCAGTCTTGTCCTCGACCCATTCCTTTCCTTTGGTCGTGACCGCCCCGGCAATTGCGGAGAACCCAGCAGCGATCAGGTCTTTCACGAGCGGCGCTGCTGCCGCCATCAGCAACGGGATCATCTTTTAAGTTCGTCCCTGGTTGGGCACTCGGAGAGCGCTTGGAGAATTTTACCTGTACGCGAGGGACGTAATCGTCTTGAAGCGGAAGTACCAGATGCCGAACGTCACGCCGACCGAGAGCCACGCACCGAACGTCGGATTGATGAGCGGCGTGATCTGCGGCAGGAAATCGCTCTGTACGAATTCGAGAAACTTGAGCGACCCGCCCATCATCAGGATCACGGCACCTAACCATACGGTACCGGACTTGTAGGCGTTGGCGAGCTTCCCCCAGAAATCGCGGAATGCTTCCATGATTATTTCTCCTATCGTTGGAAAAAGTACAGAAGCGCGAACCACCAGACGAGCGCGCTCCCCAGAACTATCCAAAGCAGTACCAGCGCCCGGCGCTCACACCGTCGCGCCCGGCCAAAGTGCCCGTACTCGCTCATGGCCGACAGTGACCCTTCCCATCGGGGCGCAGGTCGAAGCGATCGAGGAAGTGCAGGCAAATGAACCTCGCCGCTTCTTGCCGGATGGGTGCATCGTGCCGGTGCCACTTGAAGTCGCTCACCGTGCTCGTGAGCGGCAGATGCGTGATGCCCAGGAACATCGCGTGCCCAATGAGGATGTTGCACACGACGATATCGAGGACGATGAATGACACGATCACCAGTGGAGCGCCGAGCACCTTTGCCGGTAGCGTCAGCGTTCCAAGTTCTCGATCGCGAATCAGTTGCATCGAGCCCAGATATACGATCCAGGTGGCGAGCACCCCGGTCCACAACCCCACTAGGTACAACGGCACCAGCCACCAAGGCCAGCCGAACACCCAGACGACCGCGCTTGCCTCGGCAATCAGGATGCCAAGCGTCCATGTTGCGCTCTTGAGCATTTGCTCCTCCTATCGACTTCCGTTGATCTCTTTCTGTTGGCGATAGACCTTGCGCACCGCTTGCGTGTTCGCGCAGGCGATGGCGTTGATCACCGTCCCCGAAAACGTGTCCGTCCCCTCGTCGTAGGAATAGCGCAGATACCAAATCAATCCGGTGACGACGACGAATGGCCACACCGCGCCGGACCACACCGCGCCCTCCTTCATGGCAGCAAGCGAGTAGCCGAACTGCCCGAGTGAGCAGACCGTCATCACTTCCTTGCTCGCAAACCACGGCACCTCGCGCCTCGGCTCGCCATCCGCGCGCACCAGGCCGTCATCGACGCGCGGCATGCTGAAACACCCGGAGAGCGCGAAGCATGCTGCCAGCACCAGCGCCCTCATCGCCATCCACCGAAGTCGTTCGGACCTCGCACGCCGTCGTTGATATACACCCGAGCGGGAACGATGCGGATCGAATAGAAGTTGCGCTCCTCGCAGTACGCGATGCGTTTCTCCAGGCCTGACACATGTGCCTTAAGCGTGTTGAGTGTCGCTTGCAGATTGAGCGCGTCCTGTTTCGAGAGGATCGTGCAGCCGCCCGAGCGCACGCAAAAACCGTGCATCCGTTTTATCTCGTCCTGTGCCTTCTCGAAGTTCGGTGAGACGCCGAACTTGAGTGGCTCCTCCGCGCTGGCCTCGGGCTCCTGTCCACGCGCCGGCGTTCCCCAGGCCAGGATAAGCGCGAGAACCGTCGCCGACGCGGCCACATATGCTCCACGCCGGCCCCAACTCGTCGTCGGGGCCGACAGTGGCGTCCGCAGGTTGGCGAGCATGTATGTCGCCAAGCCCCCGAGCAGCGCGGTATCGGCCCACGCCTCCCACTTCCATACGTTGCCGAGCGCCGCAAAAAAGCCACCAACGGTGATGAGCACCACGCCCCATCGGACCCCGCATTGCGTGCCGCGCGTCATCCCGTTAATCATCAGCAGCCCGAGTAACAGAATCACGATTCCGAACCCAGTGTTCAGCCACGTGATCATTTGGGGCCTCCTCCGGTGAGCTTGTCGAAAAGACCCCCAATCAATTCAGGGAACCGCCTGCGGACCATCGGCATGGTGAACGGCAGCGCCCCCGCAATCACCAGCGCGACGCCGGCCGCAGCCGGCGCCGGCGCGCCAAGCAAGTGCATGGCGAGCGGCACCGTGAACGCGCCGATCGACATATAAAAAAAACTCGCTGCGATGAGTTTGCCTATCCCCATCTGCCCAAGGTACGTCATCGCGCCAAATGCGCCGATCGCAGCCGCGAACAGTACTTGCAGCGGCACGCCGTAGATGGCGTCCGCCGCAACGCTCAACCCCGCCCATATCGTGCCGATCACGCTTGCGCCAGCGACTCCTCCGCCCACAACCTGTGCCGCGGACACGGCAGGAC